GTATATTTGAATTATAGTCGCTCAGGGCAAGAAAGCAACGAGCGGGTGTGACAGTAATATAATTGTCACAAGGCAGCAGGGTCACTTGGCATATTTGTTGGCATTATACTGATATGCAACTTTTGAAATACGGCGGGAGCAAGTGCGCTGCTATCAAATGAGCAACTGCCATCTTCACTCTTATTTCCTAATTTCTCGCATAGTGCCTCTGATACCATATTCATGACAAATGTATTTGTCTTAGGATTATTGACAATGTAATCAATAACCTCTAGTGTAAGGGCATCAGCAAGTTTGTTTACTGTATCTTTAGATAGTGTCAAGGTCTTTTTCCTCTGAAATTGAATCTAGTTGAAAGTCATAGAACATATCGTCTCTTTGATAATTACTATCTGGATAATGTCCTCTATTATATAAGGCAATCGCCTCTTCTTCGGTTTCAGCATCTATCTCTATATCAGCATAACCGACAAACTTTTCTGTGATGATAAATCTTTTCATCTATCTATCTCCAAAGAATCAATAAAGTCAACGCAATATTGAGTAAATTTCTTCACATCAACAGGCGCCACTTTGTCATCTTCTTCGCCAATGTAATAGAATTGGTTATTGATATTAGAGATCAAAGTAAGAAGTGCTGTTTCGTTATTTGTGTACATTCTACCAATCTCCGTTAGAATCAGCATAGCAATCTTCATTCCAATGTTCTGTTGATTTTAAGACACCAACGTGACGCATGATACCATCATAGATTTCCATGCCTGATCTTGACATTCTACCACATGAATAATCCCAACCCAACTCGGTCAAGTTATCCACAATAAATGAAAGTGATACTTTTTTCATAGTGTTTGTTTAATTGATATACTAATGATAATCGNGATATATCAGAAAGCAACCACCCCATGTGCCACTATCTGAACTGTCTATTGTTGAAATTGGCATAACTGAACTGTTGACGTTTGATAAGTTTGAATGTACCATACTTGTTAGACATTACATAACCCTCATGTTCATAGGGAACACTATCAAATAAACATTGAACACTCTCTGTAGTGGTGATGCCTTCCATAAGTAATTCTTTTATCTCAATTATGATATTGTATAAGTGAAATAAGTTTCTTGAGTATCCAGTATCACTTGCCAACTTGTCAGCATCAAGTGTTTGTCCTGACCTGATGTAACTGTTGATACTTACTTTCAACTGTGGTATATCATTACTCTCTGGAAACTTGACAAATGGCATTACAGTTTTAGCAAGTGTGATAAGTAAATTCAATCTGAAATTTCTCTTCTCTATTGATGCACCTGTATCAATAAAGTGAACACCATAACTCTTAGATTCTTTGTAGTGAAACTTAGCATCCAACTCTTGTATGGTATCACCAATGTACTGTGTATGGGTGGCAATAATAATATCGTCAATCACATCATCAAATTTGTATGTAATTGTGTTTGGTGTGTGGGTGTCTGAACCACCATAACCAATAAAGTCGCCCTGATAAATGCCATCATTCTGTGGTAGTCTGTCTAGACATATATGTAAAATTGAGGCAACTTTAGGTATATGTCCATGATTTGATTCAATATCTGTGTGGGTGTAGTTTATCTTGATCCGTCTCTTGTTGAATACTGATTTAGTTCCTACAAAGAATTTGCCATTCTCAGGGTTAGTTCCATATACTATGGCAGGGGCGCCATCATATTTTACTGATACCTGACTCTGTTTGGTGTCTAGAAACTTGATAGCATCAAGTGCTCCCTGCTTACCAGTAAGCACATGATCTTCTATGTGTTCCAAGTGTTTGTTCTTCATAGAACCATTATAACATAAAAGTGAGAGAGGTTCAACTTAAAGGGCATCTTCCGCTGGGGTCGCCCACCCATGCCTCTCACATTTATATAATACTACACCATGGCAACAAAACAACTACCTGTGTGCCAGTTTATTAAATGTCACAGTCAGGGTTCAAATACTTCCTATCTCTTTTTACTTTAGTTGTAGAGGAATCAATCAAATCCTCTAGTTCTTCAATAGAACTGGCAACACTATCCTTTTCTTCTGAATAATAGAATAATGCTTCACTCAACAGATTATATTGCCTATCTGTAAGAGTTACGTTAATCTTATACATTATCTTAATGGTATGTTAAAACTCATAATAGTCCTACGTTTATCTGATGGCGATACTGGCGCCTCATGTAATAATAAACTAGGAAATACTAAAATCTCGCCCTCATTTACTGGCGGTTGTGCTTTATGTATAGTACCATAGTAAGGGTTAGGAAATGGACTATAGAATGTAGTTGGCAAGTGTTCTTTTGGGTCAAACTCAACATACAACACACATGATAGATTCATCATGCCATGATTATGAGCACCATGATACTCGCCTTTCTCATACTGTTGAGACCATAGTTGCCATGAGTCTAAACTATTAACTGGGCACTCGCCTCCATATCTATCTCTCAATCCCTCTGTGAATACATCTACTATCTCATCTAATTCTTCCGCCATTAACTTACAAAAATCCTCAAAATATGGCGGTTTAGTTTGAAATTTAAAATAGTCTGTCTTACACTCCTTGGCATCAAGGAAAGCAACATCATCATCACTAAGTTTAATCAGTTCGAGCAACTTAGGTTTCTTTTCTTCCCAGTTGTTAACAGTAACCTTATTGATACCAATGGCAAACAATAACAGAGATTCATTCATTTCTTTTTATAATTCTTCCTAGTTTTTCTCTTAGGTTTAAGTCCGTTAGGGTCACGTTTCAATGCTGCCTTTAATTTCTTTAGATATTTTAGATGATTAGGGTAAACTAATTGCATCAATTCTTTTTTAGTTTGTCTATCTTCCTTACTCATCTTTGTCATAAAAATTTAAACCTGTGCCTGGAAATGGACTATCTAACCAATCAGTTAAGTCATCAAGAAATAGGTCACAATCCTCGCCCTCATCACCAGTAAAGGTCATTTCCTCAACTAATGACTCAGCATCTTCTAGTCTCATTTCATCAATTAGTTTCTCTATTCTCATAGAGTATTGTTTATCCATTTTGGTTAATGACATTTCTCTAATTAGTGCTATGTCCATAAGAATTGGTTAGTCTATACTATGTAGTTAGTGTTTGACATTTGTAATTGAAACCTGTGCCTCTCCCTTTGTAAAGATAGTATCAACGACATTCTGTAATCTCTTTTCTGTAGAGATACCAACATTGCTGTACACTGGCACAAACATCTTACCAAATGGTTTTTTGAAACCTTCGCCCTGTGGTTTGATCTCTCCTGATTTTAGTTTAGCAGCATCACTCTTGTCAAGTCGGATAACCCTGCCAATGGTCTGTGCCATAGTAATAAGATCAAGGTTTCTCATAAGGATAGCAGCAGTGAGTCCGCTGACATTCATACCCTCTGATAGTATAGAGTGATGGAACATAACAAACTTTTTCTCAGGGTCAGCACCCCACTTGTTCATGAGATTGAAAAATGTTTCTCTGTTTACTTTCTTACCATTGATGATAGCACCAAACTTTGATGTGATATGAAGCACGTTGTACTTCATAGTGTGACATATCGCTTGGAAGTCTGTCTTTGTGATAAGGTTATGTATGTTGTTAGTTGACTTAGCAGTGACCAACACTTTGTCCATGTGATTCTCATTCTTGAGAGCATCAAGAATAACTGTCTTATCAATTTCTTCTTGACTACTGAAATAACCTACTGGATACTTCACTGCCTTCACTTTAGGTGGTATGATATAACCCTTAGAAATCAACTCTGGAGCAGGCACTTGAGCAATCACTTTGCCAAATACTTTGGTATTGTTCATGCCAAGATCAGGATTTCTGTTCTCTTTTGGTGTAGCAGTGAAGAAATACTTGCGAGTGGCACACTCTGAGAAATGTTTGACAGCGGGCAAGAAGTTCTTTTGTACAGCATTATGTGACTCATCACAATACATTGTGTCCACCTCAATATCCTGTGCTTCCTGTACTCTGTGTAAAGAATGATATGTTGTAAAGATCAGGATATTCTTGATNGTATTGTGATACCACTCTTGAATCTGTTTAGGTCTAGTGGTTTTGAAATGGTGTGTGTCTCCACTATGTACATGAAGCACCTCTGCATTGTCAATATGCTCAAGGAACTCTGAACATAATTGATTTGCCAATAGTATTCTAGGAGCAACAACAACTATGGTCTGAGGCACAGGCATACTGAAACGCCACTTAGCATCTTGAATCATACACATTGTCTTACCACCACCAGTCGGCACAAGTATCTTACCCTTCTGTTGTGTGGTCATCAACTGTATAATGTCTTTTTGATGATCTCTCAATTCCATAGTGTTTGTGTCAATAACCATATTATAATAAAAAATGCCCCTAGAATCTAGAGGCATTGTGACAGTTTTAGAACTGTGCTAGTAGTTTCTGTGTCTCAGGGTCGAATACTTCCTCGACTCCCTCTATTGTGTGAATCCAATCATCATTTGATTCGGCGATCTCATAGAGATCAATCATTTCATCTTCCATAAAAAAATTGTTTTGTGTTCAAACTTAGTATTACATATTATGTGGCGATTGGCAACTACCCAACTGGCGGTGCATTTGGCACCTCAGCAGGCATAGCGTCCATGTCAAATTTCTCTGCTGCCTTTTGGAACTCCTTTTCTCCCTCTAATTGGTTTATCCTTATTACAAGTGCTTTAATATCATCTTGCTGTTTAAGTAGGGAGGCATGAACCATTGACTCCAGCGAAGTCAATCTCTCATCAAGATTGCCAATGGTTTTCATTGCTGATTGTAGTTGCTTCTTTAATCTGTCAACTTGATTTAACTTGACTTTAGTTAGTGCCTCTGTATCTGCTGTTAGTGAATCGTAACCCATAATTAATTCTTTTTAGTTATTTAGATTACCTCATGTAGAGGTGTCCGCCTGCCCATTCACAGACATTATATAATCTTGCTCTGTCAAGATCATCACTCATTCTGAATCTAACGTGTTTGGCGGGTTTCTTCCACCCTGCTGCCTTGTACACATCGCCATTACTTCTATCAACGAAGCAATGTACACTCACATCCTCTTGAGTGCCTTTCCATAACATACAAACTTTATAATACTTTCTTCCTTTCTCTATAAAAAATTTCATACCACCATTGTCTTGTTCAATCTCTCTTATTCTCTCTTGCATATACTCTGATGGCACTNTCTCCTGATTATCCATACAGGTNCGAAGTGCATAGTTCATGTAATCTTGTTCAAGGGCACGACAAAGTTTCTCTGTCCATTGTAGCACCTTAACCTTTTGTGTTGCTAGTTCAAATGCTGGTGT